AGAATAGGATCACGAATAATTGATATCCCATCCATTGTGATGTTGGTGATTGCATTGTCAATACCCCCAGCTAAGGGTGACGTTCCATTAACTAACCCAAAATCGCCTTCTGTACTGGAAGTTATCGCCTTCCCGTTTGGAACTGTTCCTTTATCTGCTGCTGTTATTGTTACTGTGGCAGTTCCACCTGATGTTGCAGTATAATTTGGTACTGAGGTTTTTGCATTGATTGCAGTTGCAATTACCGCAGCAGTTGCGGTATTACTACCTGTGTGAGCAACTGTTCCAGTTATAATATCGACATTATCTACACGAAGAAACAGTATGTTGTTTCCTGCAAATTCTGACCCTGCATTAACTATAACTGTTCCTGATGCGGCTGTACCTGTGGAAGATGTCAAAGCCCCTCCTGTCACCGAAAATCCAACTCTTGCCCGTCCATCATATTGCTGGATGATTCGGTTCATTGCAACACCACTCTGGTATGAGTGTGTGCCAGTTCCTGTGCCTGTAAAAGATATTGCAGTTCCACTTACGGCTGTTGCAAGTTGGAAGGTATTAGTTGCAGTAGAGACTACAAAATAATCTGTAGCTAAAGCAAACCCCGTAGGCAAAGTATCTGTAGTAGTCAGTCTGACTACTGCACCATTTGCTAACCCATGTGAGGCTTTAGTTAGTGTGTTTATGTCATCTTCCAAAGTCGTAATGGCAGTAGCTTCTTGGCTTGCCCCGGGATCATCGTGATCACCCCAATAGTGATTAATTAACCCGTCTTCAAATTCCACTGCCGCATAAGGTTTCCCATCGAAAAAGTCCACACTTAGAATTTTCGCCATGTCTTCTTCGCCCGTATTCCCCTTGTATCGGCTTTCACACTTTAGAACAGAAAGTGATTCGGGCTGGCCTGTCATTGAAGGTCGCCCAGAATGACAGTCAGCAAATACATATACGTTTCCACCTCCGGCAGCTAGGCCAAATGTCCCAGACGGGAGTGTTGCCCAGAGTTTGAAGGCTCTGCGCTTCTCAATCTCACCACCTCTTGTTATATGTGCGTTAGTTAGACCAGCCGTATCTGCCTCGTTCAGACCATACAGACTACCCGGCACAGACGTTACTGAAGTCCTGCGAGTGTCAATCCCGGCTTTAAAATCTTCCACTAAGACGTATGGCATCTAGGTCACCTGATGAATATGGAGTGATTGATGGGAGTTGCTGGATTCCGATCCTCCCAAAACGAGCGGTTCAGTTTTGGATAATCTTGCTCTTAATCTTTGGTAATGCACTTGCGCTTGTTGACCTTTCATTTGGGCATCAGGTGATTTTTGTCGAGTCAATAATTCACTGGCAGCAAAAAGGATGATCAGTTGATCGTCCAAATCTGCGGTATCTGACAATGAAACAAAGGTGGAGAGATTGCCTGTACCTTCTAGTCGAAATGTTCCATCACCCGTTGCTGTGTCTGTATTCGTATTTGGGGTAGGCCAAACTTCTACTTGAGCCAATCCGTATGATTCGTATTTATGAATAGGCCAAGATCGTATACCTGTATCTGAGTCGTGAACCGTGTAGTCATCCGCTGCGATTCCATAGAAGACTTTTTGCCAGACGGAACCGTTCTTGAATGAGGCGGATTGTACCCGTTCCAGTGTTATGCCGGATGGGATGTCGTAGTACCGTTGCCCTGCCTGTAAAGTTATATCCTTTTTGACCTGTAAAAAAGGCCACGAAAAATCTTCCCAGAGGCGGCGTTGCACCCTGTTCAGAAGATTTATCATCATCTCTTGGGTTGACTTACCTAGAGCCGATGAAATTGCGTGACCTGACTCACTCCTTAGATCATTCAGCAGGACTTGAAGTGTTGTGTTCCTTGCCATTATTCTCCGTTGGGTTTTTCTTTTCTTTAGCACCACCCAATCCTATGGGGGAGCCTTTTTCAAATAAATTAGGGTCAAGTTTTAATTCCCTTATATCCAGAGGAAGTTCGCCGTAGTTGCCAAAAACCTCTGCAACTTTTTCTGGCTTATAAATATTATTCAACCTCTCCCGTTCATCTATGGAGTTTGTATCTATCTTGCCATACATGGCAATATTAGTTACTGACCCCAACCCGTGAAGGTAGGTAATTAACTTAATTTCAGGGGCAGTCATTCCCTCTTTTAAAATCTGACTTCCTAACTCGCCGTTCAGAGCCACAGTGGCACGATAAGTAGTTTCCATATTATTTTGCTATTAAGGTTAGGCAACCCCGGAGGGTTGCCTAGTTAGATCAGGGGTTACGCTATTTCGTAAACACCATGACAGTTTACTTGAGACGCACATAACACAGCCGTAGTTGTGATCGCTTTATAGAACACATAACTAAGGTGTGACCGTGCGGGCGAATGCTTCTTCATCTTCTCATCCTGCATATACATAAGGTACATTTTAGATGGATCAATGATATAGCACCGATGGGTTGGGACTTTACCAGTTATGGTCAAGTCATCCAATGTGGGATCGTACTGAAATTGTATCCCTTGGTAATAAATTTCGCCCATTGAAATGTCTTGTTTCCCAGTGAACCCGGTTTGGGTATAATTACCCTTGCTCCTCAATTCAGAGGCAAGACGATCCAAAAAATCGCTGCCGCAAACTGCTATTGAAGGCTTGCCGCCAAATTTTCGCAGTTGTCTGATTTCAGAATGCATCAGGTCAGTCAACTCCGTACCACCAGTAGTGGTTGCGATGTTGTCCACTGAACGGTTTCTCCACCATGTATTTGCTACATGATCGATTCCACCGATTGTTCCTGCGGAACCGGGAGCATCCTTTATGATAGTCTGGATACCATCGATTGCTTTCGCATCGGCTGTTCCATCACCATAAAGAAGACTGTTCATACCCCGAGCGTAACCTTCGGATAAATCCTCCAACTTGTCGTCAAGAAGATTGACTAGGACTTGCTTGTCCCGGCCTGAAAGTCTCTTCGCCGAATCACCGGGAATTGCTGAGTCAGTAATACTAATCCCGTCATTCTTCAATTCGGTCATAGTAACTGCCAATCCAGCGTGGTGTTCTTTCCAAGTGTACACGGCCCGCTTGATGTTATGAGGATTCGTATACGCCACAGTATCCGCAGCTTCATAGCCCGCAACTCCTGTTGTATAGACTCCCTTAACGGCCAGATCAACATTTCCCTTTCCTCCGGGGAACGTCTTTGCCGCTTTGTCCATTGCGTTAAACAATGGCTTATCTTGTATAACCTGACTCATCACGTTGCCTTTATTGATATACCAATCAAGGGCTGCGTTGCTGATGTTCGTCAGTTCGTTTGCTGTTAATGCCATATTGGCTCCTTATATTAATTTTCGGAGACTCCTCAAGCCGATTCTTCGTAAGCCATGCTAATTGCATCGCTTAAACTTTTAGCTTCGGCCCGTGGTGTCCCACCGAGTTTACCTCCAGTTGCCGTGCGTATAGCTTGTGGTTGAGGTTGTCTTGCCTTAAACCTTTCATTAACAGTTGCATAAGCGTCTTCTACAAGACCCAGTACATCTGATTGGGTTTCAGGCCGTCCACGCTCATTCACCAGAGCAATTACACGATCATTAAATTCCTCTTGTTTAAGACCAAAATCTACATCTTTTGCTAGAGTTGTCTCACCCCATGTTTGAAGAGCAGACGAAAGCATATCACTCTGATGTCCATCTTTCTGCTGCACATTCTTAGCTTGGTCTGCTTTACGCAGGTTTTGTACCTCTGCTAATTTTGCTCTGGTTTGACTCAACTCTTTTGCCGCTGCCTCGTCAAGAAACCCGTCATCCATCCTAGATTTGATGTCGGACGGCAAACTTCTCCCGGTACGTTTTGATACATTCCCAAAATGGTGTGACAACATTTTATAGGCATGGTCTGGATTGTTTTTAATTGCTGCCATGATTTTGAACCCCTCAACTGCATCTTTTGAAGTCAAGTTATTCTTATCTATAAAATCCGTTATTTTGGCGTACTGGTCTGAATCTAATTGAAGTTTTGCTGCTGTTTCCTTTAACTCATTCTTTTCGGCTATGAGACTCCGAAAACGAGGGTGCGTATTAAAGGGAACGTCCTTGTAATCTCCTGATACTTCTTCAGAGGATTCAATTGGTTCCGTGATTTCAGTCTCTTCAGTAGTCTCCGCTTTTTCGCTAGATTCTTCTGCTGGTTGAAATGCTTCTTGCACTACATCAGCTAAAGTTTCTAGTGTTTCAGCCTTAACTTCCGAGGCATCTGACGATGATGCCGTGTCTTCCGCAACTGCTTCTGTGGTAGACTCGTCTACTTGTACTTCTTCGGAGGCGGGGGACGATTCCACTTCCTGCGGCTCTTCTTCTGCCATGCTACGTCCTTTGGTTAATTGTTAAACATTAATCCCGGCTTGTGGTTTACCACCACCGGGGGGCTTTGGTAGTGGGGCATTATTGCCCCCCTGACCACCTTGCGCTTCGGGGGGGGTTCCCCCTCTACTCTGCGCCTGTGCCTTCGCCCCTTGCGCCATATTTTGGGCAACGATTGAAGGTAACTTATCTATAATTGCATCTGTTAAATCCATCTTGTCATCCAATCTTTTGAGCAACTCTTTGCCAAGGAACTTAGGATCAATACCCGGAATCTGGATGAGAAATGGAATAATTCTTTCTATGTTTTGCAGTTCCGCAGCCTTGTTTGGTTTGCCTGTACTTCCTGCTTCAATCTGTAAGTAAATTTCGTTCAGGACATCTTCTTTCTTAAACTCAGGCCAGACTGCTCCGGGGCCACAAATTGCTATAACTTCTTCTTTAGACATTTCTAGTAGTAAGATTTGTCCAGCCGCTCGGGTTACCTCGCTCATAAACGAGTCAAGATCATCGATGTTTGCACCAATAGCAGACATTCTTGATGATTCTGCAATGGAGGTTTCGGTTGCAGTACCTTTCGATACCTGACCAAAATTAGCCTCTTGCTGACCTACGACCAACTGGACGTCATCAAATATGGTTCGCACTTCGTAAAGGTTAGGATCGATGCCGATTTGCTTAACGGGTTGTAGTACGTCATCTACCTTCTGTCCTGCAACTAATGCCTGTAATTCTAGGACTGCATTTGCCGGAGGGTCTTTTAATAATTCCTTATCTCCTTCTTCCAACATCCCTGCTGGTACGGCATACTTTGGCCTGTTTGCCCTACGATGTTCCCTCAATCCTTGTCTGGCTCTGTTATATTCATGTTGCATCGGGGCTAAAAGGCTGACATCAGACGGAGGATATAGTAAATCCTTATGTTCAATC